CGCTGCCGGTCCAGACCAGCGGTACCGCCTCATCCGCCACCCAGACCTGCCAGCCCACGCGCGGCACCAGCCGGATCCACGCGCCGTCGACCCAAAAGGCGATGTTCAGGTCCCATCCCGTCCAGAGACCCGTGGCCCCGGACGCCACAATGTGCCGGTCGCCGTCAGCCGGATTGGCAGGCGGCGCGGTGCGCGTGCGATCAAGGACCGAGAGCTGGACAATGGCATCGAGCAGCCGCAGCGCCTCGTTATGGGTGACGTGCTTCTGCGCCTGAGCCGCCAGAAGGTAGGGCAGGCCAAGATGGGTCGTGGTGTCGGACATGGGAATTCCTGTCAGAACTGGAGGGTCACGGAAGCGGGCGTGCCGCGGCCGATGCGGTTCGAGAGCTGGTAGATGCGGATCGCCAGCGTCTGGCCGGGTCCGAGCGGCGCGCCCCAGTCGGCGGTCTGCTGCGCGGCCGAGTAGACCACGGAGGTCGTGCCGCTGGTCAGCGTGCGCTTGACGGCCTGGCCATCGAGGATCTGGACGTCATACCCCTCGATGTCTTCGGCCAGCGGCACCTCGACCTGCTCCCAGGCATCGGCCGTCAGTGCCCGGGATCGTCGCGTCCAGCGGATCGTCAAGTCGCCCGGGCTGCGGGCTGTCCGCCATGGCTGCTCGACATGGACCGGGGCGAACGGCACGAGGCCCCGCCCGGTCGGGGTGAAGCCCAGCGCGGTGTAGCTCGCGTCGCTGACCGCCCGTGAAGCCGGACCCACGCGCCAGTTCCACGGCAGACCGAGGTCGGCCTCGGCCACAGGCAGCACCGCCAGCTGCCGATCCAGCACCACCACCCGCGCCCCGGCCGGGGCCGGGTTGCCCATGGCATGCTCCGTCCCGCGCTGGCCCCGCAGCAGGCGGGTCAGGCGGTAGCGGCGCAGGGCGATCAGTTCACTTTGGCCAGCCTGGACGATCTCCCAGACTCCCGGCGCGGCCTCCACTGCCAGTGCATTGGCACCGCCGAACAGCACGACGTCGGTCACGCTTTCGAGCGTCCCGGACAGCAGATCGACCACCAGCGCGTTTCCCAGATCGAAGCGCGAGGTCGGCCCCGGAAAGAAGTCGAAGGCCAGCGTGCCGATCCGCGCGCGGCTGCCGAAGGTGGTCAGCAACGTGAACCCATCCGTGGATGGGCTGCGGAAGACCGCGATCTCGCCGGGCCATGGGCTGGCATGGGCGGCGATCAGCGGGCGATGGGCGGGCTGGTCCTCGCTGATCTGCGGCAGGTCCAGCATCGCCACCTCCGGCGCGCCGAAGACCACGGGACTGGCAAGCGAGGTCGGGCGCGGATCGCCGGGCGGCAGATCGTAGACGGCGCGGTCCTGGTGGACGGCCTCGATGCCGCGCGCCTCAGCGTCGGCGACCGACACAAGGCGGAATTCCACCTCCCGGCCGTCATTCGTGAGCCGGATCACGTCGGCCGGGTCAAGGGCAAGGCGCGAGGGCGGCAGACGGAAGGTCGCGGTTTCCCGGCCGATCCAGGCTTCCATCAGCGCGCGGCGGCAGCGGCGTTCCGCCTCCTCGGGCGGGATCGCCATGGGGAAGCTCTCAGAGGAGATGCGGGTGGTGTCCACGGTGATGCGGCGGGCTTCGACGAGAGCCGCGTCATAGTCCTCATCGGACCGCGCGACCTGCCACTTCAGCGCTTGCGGCAGTTCCGTCTCCTGACCGCGGGTCAGCTCGAAATCCTCGCCCTCGCGGCTGGCGACCAGATCGTCGAGGGCCAGCGTCGCGACCGAGGCGCGGCCGCGCATCACGAAACGGATCACGCCCTCGGTCTCGACAGCGTCGAAACCGAAGTGGCGCGCCAGCGTGGTGATGGACGCGCGCGGGCTTTCCAGCGCGCCGATCACATAGCCCTCGACCGCACCCCAGAGGCCGGAGACATCGATGCGCGACTCGGGCAGGCCCGCGCGCAGGCAGAGGTGCCGAACGAGGGCCGCCAGCGACACCGCGCCGAGCCGTCCCGTCAGCCAGTGGCCGAGGCGCCAGTTCGGCCCATCGCCCCAGATGTCCGCCCGCTCCGGAAAGAAGGGATAGGGCCGCGCATCCCAGGTCCAGGCGGCGCATTCGGGGACATCGACCATCGGGCCGCCATAGACCGTCGACGTCGGGTTGTTGGCCGCCTCGCCCCACCAGAGATAGCTCGCCTCGAGATAGGCGCGCAAAATGGCATCGTCGCGCCAGCCGTGGGAGAAATACGGAATGAAGCTCTCCGACGACTTCGGGTCGAAGAAGACGTTCGGCTGGTTCGTGCCGCGATCCACCGCCGGGCAGCCGAGCTCGGTGAACCGAATGGGCTTCGACTCCGGCACCCATGCGGTCGGCGTGCCGCTCTCCACCCCGCCCGGCCGGTCGTAGTGTGGGTTCGACCACCAGGCGCGCAGGTCCTTGTAGCGGAAGACCCAGGGCTTGCCATAGGCGCCGTCGGTGATGGGCGTGCGCGTCTGCGCCGCCCGGTCGGCAGCGCTGGCGTAGAACCAGTCGAAGCCCTCGCCGCCCGCGATGTTCGATTGCAGATAGGCGCGGTCGTAGATTGCCGGCCAGCCTGCCTGCGCATCGAGGTGCTCGAACCCGTCGCGCCAGTCCGATAGCGGCATGTAGTTGTCGATGCCCACGAAATCGATGTTGGCATCCGACCAGAGCGGGTCGAGGTGGAAGAACACGTCTCCGCTGCCATCCTGCGGATGATGGCCGAAGTATTCCGACCAGTCCGCCGCATAGCCGACCTTGGTGTCCGGCCCGAGGATCGTCCGCACATCCGCCGCCAGCGCCTTGAAGGCGGTCACGGCCGGATAGGCAGTGGCGCTCGAGCGGATCGTGCTCAGCCCGCGCATCTCGGTGCCGATCAGGAAGGCATCGACCCCGCCCGCCACCGTGCAGAGATGCGCGTAGTGCAGGATCATCCGGCGCAGGCCCCAGTCATCGTCGGGGCCGGTCCAACTGACGGTTTGGCCCGACACCGCGAACTGCGCCGGGGTGGCGGCGCCGAAGAAGGCCGAGACCTGCGCCGCCGCGGCCGCCGTCTTGTCCACGCTGCCGGCAAAGCCCGCCGCGGGCGAGCAGGTGATCCGCCCGCGCCAAGGAAAGACCGGCTGCCCCACCCCGGCCGCGTTGTCGCTGTAGGGATTGGGCAGCGTGTTGCCGGGCGGCACGTTCATCATGACGAAGGGATAGAAGGTGACGCGCAGCCCGCGCGCCTTCATCTCCTGGATCGCCTGCACCACCGCGAAGTCCGCCGGCGTGCCGCCATAGACAGGACGCCCCTCGTCATCGCTGTCGAGCAAAACGGCTTGCGCCCGCGTCACGCCATTCACGGACCAGACCTTCGGGCTGGTGGTCTTGGCTGCCGCCTCCACGCCCGGCCTGATCTGGCAGTTGCCCGCGCGCAGGTCGTCGCCGAACCAGCTCACGACCAGGCTGACGCTCTCCACGGCCGGGGCCATGGCCTGCAGCCGATCAAGGGCCACGACCATGTCAGCCTTGTCCGGCACTGCGTTCTGGTTCTCGGCTGCAGTCGTCCCGCCCGTGCCCTTGCGGATCGTCTCCGTGGCATAGACGAATTCGCCAGACGCCGGGATCATCGTCACCGCCTTGACCAGCCCTTCGGCGGTGTCGGCGTCGGCCAGCGGCCGGAAGACCTCGAACGACAGCTGCGGCAGGCGGTTGCCGAAGGTCGAAAGCGGGAGTTCCTCGAAGACCACATAGGCCGTGCCGCGATAGGCCGGGGTGTTGGCCGCGCCCATCTTCGCCGCGATGAAGGGATCGGCCGTCTGGCTCTCATTGCCCGGATACCAGCGCCAGGTGACGCCGGTCATGTCCATGGGCTTGCCGTCCGCCCAGATGCGGCCGATGCCGGTGATCGGGCCCTCGCAGAGTGCCACGGCAAAGCTGGCCGTGTAGAGATATTCACTGGTCTCCACTCGTCGGCCGCCGCCCTTGCCACCCTGCCTGGTGGTGCTGATCTCCTCGCGAAAATCGGTCGCCCAGATGACGTTGCCGCCGATGCGCATGCGCCCGTAGAGGCGCGGGATCACGGCACCCTCAGTCGACGAGGTGATCCGCAGGCTGTCGAGCCGCTGGCCTTCGATCCGCTGCGGCGGCGTGAGCGACGATACGATCCAGCTGTCCACCACCGCGCCGATGGTGGAGCCGATGACGCCGCCGATGGTCGCGGCACTCACGCCCAGAATCGAGCCGCCGACTGCGCCGCCGATGGCGGAACCGACAGCACCGAGGACAAGCGTGGCCATGCGGAACTCTCAGCGTGCTGGAAAAAGGAAAGCGAAGGCGATGCGGCGGCGCCAGGCGGGCGTCAGCGGTTCCTCGATCACGCCGAGGCGTTCATAGGCGTGCAGGAAGATGTCCGGTCCGGAGAGGATGCCGACATGCTTGGCGATGGCGCGAGGCATCATCCGGAACAGGATCAGCGCGCCGGGCCCGGCGTCAGCTGGCGCGATCTCGACCATCACACGCCGTGCGCCTTCCGCCAGCACCTCGCGCGGCCCGGTCTCACCCCAGTCGCGGCTGTAGGGCGGGATCGGGAAGGGCTCGGGGCCGACCAGTTCGCGCCAGACGCCGCGCGCAAGGCCCAGGCAATCGCAGCCGACCCCGCGCAGGCTGGCCTGGTCGTGATAGGGCGTGCCCAGCCAGGACCGCGCGACGGCGATGACGAGGCTGGGATCGGCCGTCTTCACAGCACCTCTCCCTCATGGCCGCCGTCCCGGGTAACGTAGCGAATGACTGCGTCCTGACCGGGGATGTGCGGAAAGCCGCGGAAGTTGGCGACATTGGCGAACTTTGCGCTGCAGGTCGCGATCCGCTTGTCGCAGCCCGCCCGGACCACGAAAGCATCCGTCGCCGCGATCGGCCGCACCGGAGCCTCGAGCAAAGTCAGGATTGCCACCCCGCCTGCGAGGTCGTGCGACAGCACCTCGGCCCGCCGCCCGGCGTTCGCGCCGCTGGTCCACGCGACGAACCCGAAGGCGAACCAGCCCGCCTCGAAAGAACCGAGACCGCTGGCGGTGAAGCTCCGGTCGCGCAGCACGTCGATCACGACGCCGGTCCCCCTGAACGCCGGGGCCTCGAGGTCCACGCCACAGCGCGCATCGCCAAGCGTGGCGTCGCAGGTGGCCTGGAACGTCCGCCCGACCGTCTGGCCGAGCACATGGGCGAGGCTGCGCACCTCGGCCACAAAGGCCGCGCGCCCGCGCCTGATCTGGCCGATGGCCCCGCGGCGCAGGAGAACGCGCTGGTTCGTGTCGGTCCAGTTCACCCGCCAGACCTCGACCGCAGCGTTGTCCCAGCGACCATCGAGAATGTCGGTCTCGGTGATCCGGTCCGACGACAGCACGCCTTGCGCGTCCTGTGCATCGACGGAGAGGTCGGAGCCGGATCGCACCTCCGAGGCGGTCAGCCCGCTTTCGGGCTCGAACGCGGTGCCGTCGAACGACAGCGTCCGGTCGTGGTCGGTGAAACCGAAGGTCACCCCATCGGCGCGGGTGATCCGCCAGCACCAGGCGAGGGTCGTTGTCCCGTCGTCGAGATGGGCCTGCAGCGCGGGCGACAAGGCTTTCATGGCCGATCATCGCTCCCGGCGCCTGCGAAGAACGCCATGGCAAACGCGCCGATGGCGGCGCCCAGGAACATCCCAGCAAGAAACTCAATCATCGCCGCGGAACCCACGCTCAAGCCGATCGCGCAGCCCGATCAGGCCGAGGCCGAGCGCGATCAGTCCGGCCGGCGATGTGTCGCTCGACCCGGTCAGGCTGGCGATCACATGCCTGAGATCGCCGAGCATTCCGGTGTCGGGAAGCACGAGTGAAGCCGCTCCCGTCACGATGGCAAACACACCCGCCCACCACGTGAGCGACGTCGGCAGAATGTAGCGCATGGTTCAGTTCCTTCAAATCAGATTGGAGACACGGTTCGCCAGCCGCTGCCGTCAGTTTGACGCGGGGACGGGTTGTTGCGGGGCAGCAGGCGTCATAGCACGGGCTGCGGGCGCAGCAGGTCGAGCGCCTCCGCCTCGGTCAGCCGCCGCATCGGACGCGAGAAGTTCACGCGGCCGCCGCGGTCCACGGCCCAGACCGGGATTGTGCCGCCCGGATAGCGGCCGTGGCGGAACAAGTCGCGTTCGGCCTCGCGGCGCGGGATGATCGAGGCCGGCCGCCGCCAGTTCAGGAACGCGTCGGCGGCTGCAGCGCGATTGCCGGCGTTGAGCAGTTTCGTCAGCGTCGCCCGGGCGATGGCGCCGGTGTTGTAATGGAAGGACACCAGCGCATCGAACTCGTGCGGGGCGAGCGCCACCTTGACCGCGCGGCGCACCTCGGCCTCGTAGACAGCGAGGTCTATGCGGAAGATCCGGAACGCTTCGCGAATCCCGGCATCCAGATCGACGGGCATGCCGCGCGGCATCCGCGCCGGGTCCGGCGGCCCGGCCGCGGCAGTGTGGCCGATGCCGAAGGTCCAGACGTCCTTCACGTCGAGATAGGGTCCGGGCACGATGCCTTCGTGCCGCACGATGGCCAGCAGGCCGCGGTCTGTCGTGTGCATGGGTTCACCAGAGAAGCGAAAGGACGAGGATCAGCGCAGCGATGGCGAGGCCGATGCGGAGGCGGTGGCTGAACGCCTGACCGGGATCGCTTGCATTGCGGCGAAGGGCGCGCGCCAGCCGGAGAAGATCAGTCATCTTTCTCCTCTCCCTTCGCACCGCGCAGCCGGGCAAGGACGAGCTCGATGAAGGCCGGGCCGAAGACACCCACGAGATAGGCGGCCGAGCCCGCCGCCCCGCCTGCAGGGATCGCCTGCAGCGGCAGACCAAGCCAGGAGGTGACGATCGCCATCGACAGGCTCCCCATGCCCGCCGCGATCAGACCGCCAAGCAGGATGTGCCGCACCGCATCCCGCAATCGCATCTTCGTGGTCAGCGCATTGGTCGCTCCGCCCAGCGCGCCCCAGGCGGCGAGGATCAGCGCCTGCGTCGCCGCCAGTTCGACCATCACAAGATGCCAGATGCTCTTGTCGCTGCTCACGTGCGAATCTCCACGAGAGGTATGGATGTAATCGAACCTAGCCGCTCGAGGTCGAGGGTGACGTCGAGCGCGTCAGTGTCGAAGCGCACGGGGACGTCGAACTCGAAGCCCGCGGTGATCGCGACGCCCGGGCCCGGGGCCGTGGTGAAGGTCACAACCCCGGTCGTGGTGTTCACCGACCAACCGGAGCCCTGCGGCGTGCCGTTCAGCGCGATAGTGACGCTCCCGACAACGGGCTTCGTAATGGTCCGCACCCAGGTTTGGCTGCCAGACGTGTAGCGCTTGACCAGCTGGAATTGCGTCGTCGCCCCGTTGCCGGTGCCGATGGGCTGATCGGTCGGCGCGGGCGTTCCCGACGGCAGGCAGGACTTGAAGTCGGCCCAGTCCTTGAAGCGGAATCCGTGGAGACGGCCATTGCGGGCCTCGAAGAAAGCCACGACCGCCGCCAGATCGTCGGCGCGGCGGATGCCGTAAGCAACGTCATAGCGGCGGCGCGAGTTGGCCCAGCTGGCGTTGCGCTCCTCCGCACCCGAGGCCAGTTCGACGATCTGCGTGCGCCGCTCCGGCCCGCCGCGCGCGCCCCGGCTGATGTTGTCCGGAAACCGCACCTCGTGGAAGGCCATCACATGCCTCTCCTGCCCAGCGCCACAGCACGGGCGATGTCAGCGGCAATCTGCGTCCGCGACTGGCGGAAGCTCTCGGCGTCGCGGGCGTTGATCGTGATGTTGACGGTCTGCGCGTCCGGCTGGCCGTAGCGCGCGGCCTCTTTGCGCGAGAGCACCCGCTCGCCGCGCTGCAGGATCGCCGGCACCTCGTCGGGCCGCAGCCCCGCCCAGCCGCCGGAATGCAGGCGGGGGGCGCCCGCGAAGGCCAAGGCCGAGACCATCCGGCCGGGACCGGGGGCGCCGACCACCCCGCCCGCGTGCAGCACGTTCGCGAAAATCCGCCCCGCGCCGCCCAGCGCGCCGGAAAGAGCATTCGCAATCGGGCCGAGGATGAAGCGCCGCGCTGCGAGCTTCGCCAGATCGGCGATCATCGAGGTGACCAGATCGCGGAAGTCAAGCTTGCCCTTCTTCACGAAATCGGCGATGGCGTTTTCTGCACTCTGAAACGCGCCCACGAGCGCGCTGCCGATCTCCCCGCCGATCTCGCGCGCCTTCTCGGCGTAGTCGGCAAGTGCGGCCGTGACAGCCTGCCAGCCGGTTAGCGCCTGCTCGGCTCCGGCGGCGATGTCCTCGCCTGCCTGTCGCCCCGCCGCACCGGCGCGGCCTGCCGCACCGCCGGTCTCGTCCAGTTCTTCGCCCAATGCCTCAGCCGCGGCGGCTGCATCCGCCAGCGCGGCCTCCGCCTCGGTCTCCGTTCCGGCGACGGCATCATTCAGCGCCTGCCAGCTGGCGAGCGGCCGCGCGGCATCTGCCGCCCTCAGTATTGCCTCTCTGCGAAGGCGCATCGCCTGCTCGCGGGCCTCGTCTGCCGCGGCCCCGAGCCCGAGGTCAGGTGCGACGTAAGTCCGCGACAGCGCAGCCGAGAAGGCATCCGCCACCGCAGTCCCCGCGGCCGTTGCCGCCCCCTCAAAGGGGTTGCCGATGCGGCCCAGTTCCACCTGAGCCAGCGTGCCGATCCGCACCCCGCCTTCGCCGGTGGCCCATTCGGGCAACAGCGCCAGCGCCGCGTTCAGCGCCTCGATGAAGCTGTTGATGCGGCTGACGACGCCATTCAGCATCGCCTCGACGCCCGCGATCAAAGCGTTGGCGGCCTGATAGGCAAAATCACCGATAGAGCCGGGCAAGAGGCCCCAGATCGCCACCGCCGCGTCATAGGCGCCCTGGAAGACCGCCGTCGCTCTGTCGCCAAAGCTGACCACGCTTGAAATGAGGCTGTCCAGCGCGCTCAGGCCACTCTCTTTCAAGGTGACCCATGACGACCTCATGAGGGTGAAAAATGCCTCCCCCACCTCGCCCATCCGCGACCAGACCTCGCGCGCCAGATCGCCCAGCAGCCGGAACGCCTCGCCCACGCTCCCGACCCGGGCCACGAGTTGCGAGAACTGGTAGATCAGCTCACCCACGCCGACGATCAGCGCGCCGATGCCGGTGCGGATCAGCGCACCGCGCAGGACCACCAGCGCCGTTGCCACGCTGCTCACCGAGAACGCCGCCGCGGCCATCGCCGCAACCCAGCGCCCGGCCATGAAGGCGGCAAACGTCGCGGCATAGCTGGCCAGCCGCCCGAGGTTGTCAAAGAGCGTCCGGATCGCGGTGCCGAGCGGCCCGGTCGTGCGCGCCACCGCCGCCATGGCATCGGCGACAGTCTCCAACGCCGGCGCCGCAGCGACCGCGAGCTGGTTCGACAGCCCGCGCCAGATCAGGCCCAGCCGCGAAATCGCGTCGTTCGTCCGCTCGATCTGGCGCGCATCCTGGTCCGAGACCACCACACCGAAGTCCCGAACGTCCTGCGTCGCCTGCCGCAGCGTGGCCGTGTCGATCCGGCTGAACACGAGCGCCGTGCGGTCGCCGAAGAGGTCCGAAGCCACGGCCGCCCGCTCGGCCTCGGGCACCAGCTCCGCCAGCCGGTCCTGAATGAGCGCGATCCGCTGGTCGAGCGGCAGCGCCTGAAGCTCTTGCGCCGTCAGCCCCAGGCGGCGCAGAGCCTCGATCGCAGGGCCAGCGCCGCCTGCGGCCTCGCTAAGCCGTCGCGTCAGCTGCTTGGTCGCCTGCTCGATCTCGCCCATCGAGACGCCGGCCAGATCGCCCGCGCGCGCGAGCACCTGGATGCTCTCGACCGTCGTGCCGAGCGAGGCCGCGAGCTTCGCCTGCGCGTCGACCGTCGAAAGCGCCGAGCGGATCGCCGCCGTGGCCGCTGCCGCCAGCGCCGCAGCAGCCGCAGCAGCAGCGATCCGCGCGCGCTGCGCGAAGGCCGTAAGCCGGGCATTGGCCAGATCCATCTCGCGCGACAGCCGGCCGAAACCACGGGCACCGGCCTCGCCGACGCCTTCGATCTCGGCGCGCACCTGACGGCCGCCCACGGCGGAAAGCCGGACGGAAACGCGCTTTTCGGCCATGGGATCAGGACTCCGAGCAGGTCAGGTCAGTCGCGGCTGGCCGCGAGCTGTTCGTTGATCTTGCGCACCATCACCGCCTCGAGGGCGGGCAGCAGTTCGGCGATGGCGGTCGGGGAAATACCGAGGGCCGCGCCCAAGGCCAGCGCTGCGCCCATGTCCCAGCCGATCACCGCGCCGGGGACGACGCGCAGCTGCCCGCCAAGACGCTGCGCCAGGTCCCAGACCTGCGCGCCCTCCAGCGTCAGCGGCTGGTTCAGCCGGGCAGGGCAGTCGGCGCAGGGGCCGACGCAGGCTGCACAGTAGCTGTCGCCCCCGCCAAAGTGCCACTCGGCAAGGGCGCAGAGCCGTTTTTTTCCGCGTCCAGCAGGAGGGCCTTGGCGACGTACAGGGTCTGGAACGCCTCGAAGGCAGGCCAGAGGTCGAGGAGCGCGTCGATGGCCTCGGGGCGCGGCGCGATGGGATTGCCGTCCGCGTCGCCGATCCCCTCCCATTCGAGGATCGCGCGCCGCGCCAGCGCCTTGGCCATGGCGAGCGCCGCTTCTTCGGTGGTGGATCCCTCCGGCAGACCAGCCACCGCCGGGTCGCCACGCGCCGCCACCATCAAAGCGGTGGTGAGCGGCCGCAGCTTCACACGCACGCCGGGGATGAGGTCACACCACTGCGGCGCGTTCGTGAGATTAAGGGTCAGCATGCCGTCCTCAGTAGCTCGCAACACCGTTGACGAGGACAGCGGTGCACATGCGGGCGGGGCTCACGGCCTTGGCCGCCTGCCAGTCGAAGGTGGCCTGAATACCCTGCGGCCCCGAAATCTCGATCCGCGGCCGCGGCAGATAGACCGCGTGCGCGGTGAAGGTGAGGCTCGCATCCGTCCCGAGACTCCACGAGAACTCGAGCTCGCAGGGATCGCCATCGATGGCCTGCGTGACCAGCGTCATGTCGGCGAAGCGCACCTCGATCCGCCCCGTCAGCGACGCCATGCCGGGGTCAGCCCCGTCAATCTTGCCATCGTTGCGAATGGTCTCGATCCGGTCGATACCGTTCGAGTAGGTGACCTCCGCCGAAACGACATTGCCCAGCGCCGTGCCGTTGCGCTTGATCGCCCCGTTGAAATGCCCGAACCGTTGCAGCGCGAGCGAAGTCGGCGTGCCCGCAGCCGATGTCCCGGCGACAGTCTCGCCTTGGGCCACAAGCCGCGCCGTCGCGGTCAGCAGCCCCGACCGCGCCATCTGCCAAGACAGCTGGTCGCAGACGCAGCCCGTGTACATCGCATAGCGCGGCACCTCCGGCATCGCCGTCTCGATGGCCATGCTAGGCAGCACCCAGCCGCCGGAGCGGAAATCGTGCGTGTAGGGCCCGGATCCCGTTGTGATGGGATTGCCGAAGGCCGCCTTCAGCCAGAGGCCAAAGTTCTCGACATCGATCGGCACCACGACATCGCCGTCAGCGGTGACCGCGTCCTTGATCGGGGCCAGCGGATCGCGCCCGTAGCCCAGAAGCTCGCTGTTGATGAGCGGCTGCTCCGCGCCCAGCGTGGTGCTGGCGAAGGGCACCAGCCGATAGCCCGAGACGGGCGCGGTGCCGTAGACGGTCTCGAACGCAAGCGCCATCTGCGCTCGCGCCCCATGAGCTCGTGCCATAGTGGTCTCCTATCCTGGGTGGGGTCAGGCCAACGGGTCGGCCGTGGAATAGTGCAGAATGACCGGGATCACCGCCGCCTTCAGGCCGGCGGCACCCTCCACGGCCAGATCGACCGCGCGCGGCGCTTCCGCCTCGATCCAGTCGCAACGGCCGCCCAGCGTGCGGTCGGCGGCAAGCGCCGCGGCGATGCCGGCGCAGAGGGTGTCGAACGCTGCGTCGCGCCCCGTGCCCTGCACCACCGCCTCGATCTCCGCCCGGTGCCGGTAGTGGTAGCGCAAGGGCGACAGCGTCACCTCCGGCTCGCCAGGCTCGCCATCGCGCAGGATCAGCAGGCCTGCGGTTGGCACACGCTCGGGCAGCACCTCGCCGCGCAGGGCGGTAGCGGGCAGCGTGCCCAGCAGGGCGTGCAGGGCGGAAAGGATGGTTTCGCGAAGGGTGGGCATAGCAGCGATCCCGTCTCGATCACCACGGGTCCGCGTCGAGCCGCTCAATGGCGGCCAAGATCACCCCGAGGACGCTGGCCGGCCTTGATACCGTCTCGTCCGCAGGGTCCGGGACGCTCCCCAGCGAGCGCCGCAGATCGCCCGGACGCGCGCCGAACTGCAGCGCAACGGAAATCACCACGCAAGCGTCGTCCACCAGCCGCTGCATGTCGGAACCACCCCGCAGTCCTGAGGCAAAAACCTCGCGCACGCGGCCGTTGAGCGCGTAGCCCGCCGTGATCGCAAACGCGTGCCCGTTCCAGTCAAGGCTGACGGTAACCGAGGGACGGCGGTCCGGCAGTCGCTCGCGGGGCACGGCGTCAGTCCTTCCATTTCGCAACGATCAGCCCCGGCACGCTGTCGAGCGCCCGGTCCGCATCCCGCGCGAGGTCCAGCCGCTTGCGCAGCCTGACCTGCGGCACGAGCAGGAAGACCGGCACGGTGGTCAGCCCGCGCCCGGTCTTCGACCGCGACGCCACAGCCAAGCCTCGGCTGCTCAGCCGTCCTTCCGCCACCAGAAGGCTCGGCCCCAAGCGGCGATAGATGAACCGCAGCCGCAGGCCGCTGCGGCGTTCCCATTCGCCGGGGGTGATGCGTCCGCCGCGGGTCGATTTGCCCGCCGCTGGCAGCGGGATCGCCAGCCAGAACCCGTTCTGCGACCGGATCAGCGGCCCGGCATCGTGAGCGCCCACAATGACCGGGGCGTTCGACCAGACCAGCGCCGCGGCGTTGAGGCTCTCGCCCGACCTCGGGAAAGTCTGGCTGCGGATCGTGTTGGCCAACCGCTGACCCAGACCCGCGCCGGTGATCTGACCGCGCCAGGCGGATTTGAGGCCTGCGCCCGCCTCGCGCATGGCAGTTGTCACCGCACGTTCGCCCGCCGCGACTTCGGCCGCCATCATCGCGACGATGTCGGGCTGAATGTCGAGCTTGAGCTTCATCCTGATCACGCCGGGCGCAGGTCCACGGTCCACACAAGCCGCTGGACGTCACGGACCGGCTCGCCCTGGATCAGGAAGGCGTCTCCCCCGATTTCAATCCGGTCGCCGGGACGCGGAGAAGGCACCTCGGCGACGCGCAAGTCGATCCGGGTCGTGTCGGACCAGAGCCGGGCCTCGCCGAAGTCGGTGATGGCATCGGCACGCCGGGCGACCACGCGCACCGGCACCGGCGTGCCGCCGTCGGCGATATAGACCGCATCCCGCGCAATGTTGCGATCCGAGAAGATCGCAGCAATCGCCCCGGCGAAGGCGGTCATCAGTTGACGCCCGCCCCGTTCAGCCGGACCCGGCCGATGGTCTCGCCCGCGCCGCCGCCGACAGGGGCAGCCGCCACGCCGATCAGCTTGTTAGACCCGGCCACGTTGGTGGCGCGGCTGTTGCCGGCGTCCCAGTAGATCAGCTGGCCGACCGTCCAGGCCTGCGAAGGCGCCTTCGGCAGATCGAAGATGCCTTCAAGGACGATGACACCTTGCGCGCCAGTCGCGATGTCGCCTTCCGCGACGCCGAACACGCTGCCGACCAGGACGCCCGAGCCCGAGGTGATGGTGGAGGTTGCGGTGATGGTGATGCGCTCGCCGCGCGCGACGAAGTTCTTCATGATGGCTCTCCGGAATTGCGGGATGGAGGACAAGGCGGCCCGGCCGAGGGAGGAAAGCAACCGGGCCGCCGCTCGTCCGCGCCGACACCAGCGCGGCGAGCATTGGCTGGCTCAGGATCACACGCCGGCGTTGCGGAAGAGGCCGCGCCAGTCGATCGCCTTCGCGGCGAAGTCGTGCCGCGCCTTGATCTCGATCCCGTCCACCTCGAAGCCCTGCCGGACCTCGGTGTAGACGCCCTGCTGGCCTTCGAGATAGGCATACTCGACCGTATCGATCCGCGCCGGGTCCGCCGCGAGGAACCACGGGTCGGGACCCGACGCCGCGATCAGGCGCGCCTCCTCGATCGGCTCAAGGCGGTTCGCGAAGGGGTTCACACCACCGACGGAGTCCGGCGTCGTCGCGGTCACATTCTTCCGCGCCTCCACCGACCGCGCGCCGGGCGGCGTGATGATGAAGCGCGGCAGGACGCTGATCTGCCGCCCGTCAAGCCCACGCTGGTTGCCGAAGAGGCGGTAGGCCTCGGCCAGCGACGCCTCGGTGATCGCCGCGGCGGTCCCGAGGTTGCCGTGCGAGCTGTGGAACAGCGGCTGCCCGTCCGCCATGAGCGGGTTTCCGGTGAGGATCGAGTAAACAATATCCGACTCGAGGTCCGCAGCCGCCGCGCCGTAGGCCGCCGGCACGCGGGTAAATGCGTCGAGATCGTCGTTCACCAGCACCTGCCGCGTGATGCCAACGATCCGCCCGTAGGTGAGCAGCGCATAGACCTCGCGACCCTCGCCGATCGTGCCGTAGGTGAATTCCCCCGACTCCGGCACCGCCAGCAGCGAGGGAGCGCCGCCGAGCTGCGTGACCGACACCGGCTTGAAGTCGACGATGGTCCGCTGCCGCGCCCAGGCGGTGAAGGTCCGCGGCGTGGACTCGTAGGCCTGCCGCAGCGTCTTGTTCGCCACATTCGCGAGGATGAAGGGGAAGTCGCTGGTGGAGTGCAGCCCGGCGCGACCCAGGAGCGCCTCGGTCGCCACTTCCATCTTCGACATGCCCCGGGTCGAGATCCCGCGCCTTTCGAGCGTGTGCCGCGCCAGCTCGATCAGCGTCAGCCCGCGGAACTCGCGGCCCCGATCCGTCAGCGCAAACGCGCCCGGCGCGTGCCGATGCAGCAGCGCCTCCGACATGGCGTCGCGATAGGCCGCGTCTGACGCCCCGGTCGAGCGCGGCGCGGCCGGCGCCGGCTCCGCGCGGCGCGCCCCGACCATGTCGTCCTGAGCCAGACGGTCAAGCACCGCAGCGCGCGCCTGATCCAGCGTCGCCCCGCGCTCGATCAGCTCAGAGGCGAAGCCATGCGGCAGCCCGTGCCGCTCGCAGATGCGCAGAATCTCCGCAGCAGTGCGATTGGCCTCCGCACGCGCGACGTCGATTTCCGCCGCGGGCGGCGACGCCGTGACCGGCACGGCGCGGGTCTCGACCTCCGAGGTCGAGGCGACGATATCGTCAGACATTGACGTACTCCTTTTCTGGATGCTAGCGGGCGCCTCGGCCCGGATGACAAGGCAATTGTTCAGCGCGTCATCGCGGCTTTCGCCCACCCGGATGTGCGCGCCAGCGTCGGCCGGAATCGGCACGGCCGAAATTTCAAGCGGTTCCCAGTCGACCGCGCGCCAGAGCTCGCGCTGCCCTTCGCGGCGGATGATCTCGTAGCGATGCACCCGGTAGCCGACCGAGATCGCGACGTGCTTCTCCAGCACACGCTGGATCGCAGGCTGCGCGTCCGGCGCATCCGTCAGCCGCACGCGGGCGATCCCGCGCCCACCCTCGATCCGCACAGACCCCGGCTCGACCGAGCCCAGCACCGAAGCCACCGACCAGCCGCGATGACCGTCAAGAAACGGCACCCCGGCCTGCATCCGCTCGAGGCGCACGGACCCCGGCGCGACGACAAGTTCCTCGTCGTATTCCTCGGCCTCATCCCAGCCGGCGCGCCGACGCCTCTGCACCGTGGCGCCGGTTGTCCAGACGACCTCGACGATGCGCTCGCCGTCGCGATCGAGCAGCGACGCGGTGGCAGCCCGCACAAGCGGCGGGATCAGAAGGGTGGTCTCATCCATGGATTCATCCGTCCTGCGATTGGGCATCATCTGCGCCGGGTTGCGGCGGCTGCGTCTGGCCGCCCTTGGTCACGCGCCGCGGGTCGGTGTCGAAGACAAGGCCCGCGGCATCCCACAGCGCGGCGAAGGCCGACCATTCCTGCAGAATGGCCTCCGGGTCGTAGCCGCGCTTGGCGATCATCTGCTGCACCGTGGCGAATCCGGCGCGCACCTCGAGGATGTCCGCCTGCACGTCCTGCAGCGGATTGACGCTTTCAAACTTCGGCGGGCCCCACTCCGCGGGGATATTTTGGTCAGGGATGCGGCCCATGGTGGCCGCCACCTCCATCACCCACCGCCAGATGGGCTCGCAGAACTGCGGGATCACCGTGTGCCACTGCACCGCCTCCACCATCCGGCGGAACTCCGACAGACCGACCCGCGATGACGAGAAGTTGACCTGGGAAAGATCGCCGGTCAGAAGCTCATAGGGCACGCGGAACCCGGCCGCGATGATGTGCTGCTGCACCCGGTTCCACTCGTAGATGCCCGAAGTCGACCCCGGAGCGTTGAACTTGACGTCCTTCCCGTGCCGGACATAGCCGATCAGACCCGGCTCGAACTGCTCGACCTTCTTCCCTTCGGCGTCCAGCACCACCGGCGCCAGCGACTGCTGCTCGTCGTCCGCCCCGAAGACGAAGGCCACCATGGACGCCTCGATTTTCTTGCGCGTGAGCTCCGAGGTGTGCCAGTCCCCGAGATCGCGCAGCGCCCGCATGGCCGGCACGCCCCAGGGCACGCCGCGATTCTGCACCCGCTGCCGCTCGAAGAGATGCGCCACATTGGCGGCGTCGACCCGCACCGACTCGAGCCTGCGGCCAAAGATGGGCGAGGGATCGCCAGGGTGGTCCGGAAAGAGCCAGTAGGCCCGCCGCCGCCCGAGGCTGTCGTATTCGATCCCCTGCACGATCCGCGAGCCGTCCGGCCGCTGGTCGAAACGCGCGCTGTCGAGGTGATCAGCCTCGAGAAGCTGGATCTGCAGCGGCACCGGCAGTCGGTCCGTCAGCGAACGCCGGAAGCGGCGCGCGAAGACTTCGCCCCCCTCGATCATCTCGCGCACCGCAAGCTGGGTCAGCCCGTGGTAGTCCGTGTGCCCGTCGGCATCCGCGACGCGCGACCATTCCGCCCACACCGCGTCGGCCGCGCGGTTCGCGGCCGGGTCAGGCCCCGCCGCCCGCGGCCGGATGCCGGTGCCGACGATATTCGACACCAGAACCTGCACCGCCTTTGCGGCGAGCGGGTCGTTGCGCACCAGATCGCGCATCCGCTCGCGCAGCGTGGCGCCTGCGGCCGCGATCTCGGCGTCGGCGCTCCCGCCGCCGATCGCGCGCCAGCCCTCCGTGCCGCGACCGCGGGACGCAGCATCATAGCCGCGCTGGGCAGCCGCGCCGGCCAGGCGCCGCCCGGACCGCCGAGGAGCGAAGACCGCCACCAGCCGGTCCCAAAGACCCGGGACCGGTCCAGCCGCGCGACGGGGTGCCACGATCAGACCCGGCGAAACGCAGCGCCGCGCGTCACCGGCGCATTCGTAATCGACATGCGCGCCTCGATGTAGGCGATGCGCGCCCGCAGATCCTCGAAGGAGCCGTAACGCACCTCCTGGTCGCCCGTCTTCACCACCAGCGTGCCCGAGGCAAGCGCCCGGCGAAGGGCCGAAAGCTCCTCGATCGTGAAGTCCGCCATGCGCCCCGCCCCCCCGAAAACGACAAGAGGCGCGCCGGTCTCCCGCACGCGCCTCTCCGATCCTGCCGCGAAACCTGCCAGATTTTGCGCATTTGCGCAAGCGATTTTCTACCTGTAGTGCCCGCCCGGCGTTTGAGCGCGCGCAGGGTTGGACAAACCACGCTCGCGGTTGGACAGACACAGCCTCTAACCCATTGCGCTGGCTAACAGAAATGATCGCAGTGCGACTCCAGAAGGGAGTCGCACCCACGCTCACAGCCACTTCCGCCGCCGCGGGCCGAGCCAGGTCTGCTCGCGCTTCGGGACCGTCGCAAAGGCATCCTCCCCCCTGAGGTCCGGCGGCAGCTGCCGGGGCGCGAGCGAGGCCTCCTCGCCGAGCCGCGCAGGCACCGGCTCCAACGCCAGCGCCCGCTGCTCCCAGCGCGGCTCGTCCCAGCGGTCAAGGCCGAGAAGCCACGCCGCCGCACGCGCGTAGACCCGGCAGTCCAGCGCCTCGTTGCGCTCCCGCAGCTTCTGCCACTCGGTCTTCGGAAAGCCGGTCCGGGTCTTCACCGTGACAAGCTGCTCGGCCGTCAGCTGCCGCACCCATTCCGCCGTGACGCCCCGGGGAATGTGGACAAAGCCCGACGGCCAGCCGCGCCCGGCCTCGAGGTCTTCGTCCGTGGGCGCCGCGAGCCGCAGGAACCGGTAGGTCTCGGCCTTGAAGTATCCCACCTTCACCGACCAGAGCTGCACACCCCGGCGGACCTTGCGACCGCGCTCGGTCACCTCGACCCACGTCGGACCGTCGACCGGGCTCGTCACGATCCCGTCCCGCATGCCCTTGATCGCCATCACACGGTCGCGCGACTGCGCCCGCACCCAGGCATAGACCGCGTCGGTAGTGGCCCCGTCGCCGGTATCGATCGCCAGCCGCGAGATGGGAAGCTCGCTCCCAGACGGATGGCGCCACGTGCGCAGCAGCAGGTCCGACAGCGCCTGCCGGACAGCGTCGGTGCCGATCTCGCCCTCGACGACAATGTGGTCCACAAGCCAGGACCGCAGGCCGCGGCCCCAGCCCCAGACGTCGATCTCCACCCGGTCCCGCTGCACGTCGGCACCCGCGGTGAGCACCATCACCCCCTCGGCCACCTCGCCCAGCCGGTGCGGCCCGCGGCGCTCGTAGAGGCGCTCCCAGTCCGGCGCCTCGCCGCGCTCGGCCCAGGTCTCGCCCAGAACCGTGTTCTTGACCGTCTTCAGCGCCGCATCATTGCCCTGTGCCGCCTCCCATAGGCGGGCGATCTCCTCCCAGGTCTGCCACCCGAGCGGCGAATAGAGCGCCGAGATGTGAAACCCCGCACTCCCCGCCGCCCGCGCAGCTTCCTGCTGCTCCGGCGGTGCCGTCGGTAGCCACCGCGCGCCGTTCGCGGGATCCATGAAGGCGGTCTTGTGCCGCTCCTCAATCGGCTCCTCGCAGGCCTCGCAGAAATAGCGCACAGTTTCCGGCCGCCCCTTTTCCCAGCGCAACCGCTCGAACTTCAACCATTGCAGCGTGCCGCAGTGCGGGCAGGGCACGTGGTAGCGCCGCTGATCCGTCAGCAGAAACTCGCGCTCGATACGGCTCAGCCCCCTGATGGTCGGGGTCGAGACGAGAAACATCTTCGCGCGGTGCCCGAAAGAGACCGTCCGCGCTTCCGCCAGCGCGACCGGATCACCCTCGCCGTCCACGTCCCCGGGGTAAGCGTCGATCTCGTCAAGGAAGACCCAGCGCGCCGGCATCGAGCGCAGCCCCACCGCGGAATTGGCGCCGGTCAGCACAAACTGCCCGCCGGGGAAGCGTTTCGCAAGAATGGTGTTCCCCGAATCCCGCGACCGCGCCGGAGCGACCAGCGCCCGCAGCACCTGGCTTTCCTCGATCAGCGGTTCGATCCTCTGCTGGCTCAACCGCTTGGCGAGCTCCGTCGTCGGTTGCACGGCAAGAAACGGACCGGGCGCGCGATGCATCACATAGCCGATCCAGTTGTTGCCCGCCTCCGTAGCGCCCACCTGCGCAGCCTTCATGAAGACGACCCGCTGCAGAGGCGACGACGGGGACAGGGCATCCATGATCTCACGCAGGTAGGGCGTGCGCGCCGTGCGATACGGCCCCGCCTCCGAAGCCGCACGCGACGACAAGATGCGGTGCCGGTCTGCCCACTCCGAAACCGTCTGCCGCGGGTCAGGTGCCAGCCCGGCCAGCCACGCCGCCCGCAACTCCTGCGCCCCGTCGAAGTCCACCGCCGTCATCGCAGGTCCACGCGAATCTCCGCCAGCTCGCCGAGATGCTCGCGCAGGTAGCGGTCCAGCACCTGCTCGACCCGGTGCGGGTCCGTCCCGAGCTCCGCTGCCATGTTCGACGCCACGCGGGCCGGCCAGCCGATCCAAGCATCGCGCTCGCGACGCGCAAGATCGAAGACCATCTGCGCCGCCTTGGCGCGATCCACGAGCTCGCCTTTCGCCTTTCCAAGCTTCACCTTCTGCAGCTGTGCCTTGAGGATCTCGTTCGCAAGCCGCGCGCGCATGAAGGATACCTCGCCGCCCGGCGCTTCGCCGGGCTCCGGGTCGGCCCCCTCCTCGTGCAGGGTGTCACGCACCGCATCCAACGCGGCCTGCGGAACCGCCTTCGTGCCCGAAGGCGGTGCGCCCATGGCCGCCTTCGCACGGGCCATGCCCGCCGCCGTCTCCGCTGTCAGACACCGCACATGTTTGCCGCGCTGCAGCGTCGGGTCCGTGCGCTCGGCCCACTGCCGATCGGCGCTTTCCGGATCTATGGTCCCGTCCGGCTCGACCGTGATGCGGCCCGCGGCGATCGCCTTGCGCACCGCCGACTCCGACACGCCCCGCAGCCGCGCATATTCTCGCCGCGACACCCCCATTGCCTCAGTCCCCGATCAACGCGTTCAGGTCCGCGAGCGTCATCGTGACGTCCACCTTGCGCACCCGGCGTTGCCGCGCGCCCTGCCGGTCCTGCGGTGCACCGGCGGGCCCGGCCGAGGATTCGCGCCAGGCTGGCAGTGCCTTGTAGCGGTCATAGATGGCCGCAATGATCCGCCGGTTGTCGTGGCTCCGACCGGATTCCTCCCACAGCCCGTCAAACCACTGACGATAAAACTCCGCCACCTCGTCGTCCACGTCAATGTCGAACTGCTCGGTCCGCAACTTCTTGTTCAGATTCATCGACGACCGGAACACCGCCCGCCGCCCCGGACCGCCGTCGACAATGATCACCTTCGCATGCACCGACAGGCACCGGAACGCATCCACACCCAGAATCTCGATCAGCGGCCCCGCAAACTGCGGCGACTTCTCGAACGTGCCCCGGTCGAGCAGAAACCGGATGTCCGTGATGCGCCCGTCCACGCGAATCGCGCGCGTCCGTTGCACGTCGTAGATGCCCGTGGTCCAGGTCGAGACCCGGACCGCGGCAGGCCCGAGCTCGTCCACCATGTGCTCGAGCGCGTCAATGGCAGAGAACTGCCCAGCCGTGAGCCCCGTCACGCGCATCCCCGGAGGCAGCGGCCCAATCGTCTCAGCCGCCGTCTCAAGGCGGCTCACGACCTTCTGCACCGTCCGGCCGAGGTAGCGCAAGGCCCGCGGCCGGGTCGCCCCGCTGCGCTTCATGACGTGCCCCTCAGCCCGATCCCTGCGCACCTGCGCACCTGCGCACCCCGCCAGAGTGCGCACCGGGTGCGCACCCCGATTTTTCGCCTGACGCTAGGGAACTTCCGCGCCTAGCCCGCCCGCATACGTCAGAGGCCTGGGAGGACCCGAGCCACCCCCCGGGGGCGCCGCTAACGCAGTCCTTCCCGACCATCGCCGTGTCTCACATCATGACCCCACCCCCGACCAGGCCGCCAGCATGTCCGCCACAGCGCGATCGCGCGCGTGGCGCAGCCGGTCGCGACTGAGGCCGGTTTCATGCTGCACGCGACGGGGCGGCGCGCCGCAGGCAAGCGCGTAGACCGCCTTGCGCAGGCGGCGCCAGTCGCTCAGACCGCGCAGCGCGTGGCCGTGCCAGATCTGCAGGACCTCGTCGCGCAGCAGGATCTCCACGGTGCCCGGCGCGGGCGGGTGGTTGTCGCCCTCGACCACGCCCTCCGTCTCTCCGCGAAGCGCAGCAGCCACCCGCGACCACCAGCTCACCTCGTCCGGCGCGAGCCATGCGCCGGGCGATGCCGACGGATAGCCTGCACGAGGCGGCGCCGGATCAGCTGCTGCGGACACCCGGACCGCGTGGCAGAGCATGCCCCACATCACCGCGTCATCATCGTCCACGCGGCCGTTCCCGTGTGCGTAGCGGGCGGCCAGGGCGACGTCCTCGGATGTGGCCCAGCGCCAGATGCGGTCGCGGCGCGCGCGCGTGGCGATGCGCTGGTGCGCGGTGGGCGACGTCTGGCCCATCACGCGACTTCACCGCGGATTCCGAGCCCGTCGTCAGCGACCGGCATTTTTCTCTCGCGCGCGCGCGCGTATCTCATAACCTTAACCATTGTCAAGTCCCTATCTCTCTATTCTCTATATCTCTCTCTGCTGGTTGGTGAGCGCTTGAGCTTAGGCATAGGACGACCAGCCCCGGCGATTGTGCCGGGGCGGTCCCTGTGCCTCGTCGATCCTGCTGGCCGGAGCCGCGCCGTCGCCGTAGGCCCAGCCGTGGCGTGCACCTGCCCGGACTGGTTGGCCACTGCTTGCGACGGAGGTGCTTCCGCCGGGGACCGCGCCTTGGCCTTTCGGACTGCGCTGTGCCTGGGTCCCGCCCCACAGTAGGCA